TCACCCACACCGTTTCTTTCAAGACTTCCCCTTATGGCATCGATCTTGCTCCCGGTGATTTCATACGTGTGGTCACCGAGTCCAACCCTTACAGCTCCGCTCGAAACGGAAGCATCAGCAACACCGGTGTAATTACCAGTGCCACTGCGTTTGACGACGGTCAATACGACGTCCTGTATTACAAGGCCGGCTCGGAGGACGTAAGTGAAGGCGTTATGGACATCAACGGCGGCCTAGTTACGAATCCCGACCTGTTCAACAGCGTATTTACGGTCTCAAGCTCGGTTACGTCCCAGAATGTCTACATGGTCGAGCAACTTACGTTGGACGCTGAGGGCAACGTGCAAATCACTGCCACAGATTTCCCCTGCGACGATCAGTACCGAAGCACTATTGCTCGGGACATCACCAACTCCGCCCTGTTTGAAATCGACTCCTAATGGCCTTCCCTTCGTTAAAACCCTCCGGGCGCAACTTCAACCCCGGCGATTACCCGATCAAGACGTTCAGGGCGCAATCCGGCGCTGAGACGCGGATTCTGTACGGCAGCCAGCGCACCAACATGTCACTGGAGCTGAACTACGACAACATCACGGATACCAACGCCGGTTTGTTTCTGACGCATTTCGACGAGACGCAGGGCACCTATCAAACGTTCACCGTTCCATCGCAAGTGCGTAGCGGCTGGAACGGCACCGACAGTGCGTTGGATGTGCCCGGATCAAATGCGTGGCGTTATGCCGAAGCGCCGCAGGTTACATCTGTTCGCCCTGGCGTTAGCAGCGTACGGGTAAAGCTTGTCGGTGTTCTCTAAACTAACGTCATGGCCCAGATTTTTACCGGACGCGACGGACGCCTGCTTCTGGGCTCCGACACCTTGGTCAAAGTGACCAACTGGACGCTTCAGGCTGACTTGGAGACGCTTGAGGCAACAACGCTTGGCGATCTACAGCGCAGTTACGTCCCAGGCGTCCAAAGTTTCAGCGGCACCGCCAGTCTGCTGTACTACATAGACACAGATAACACCAACGACGCCAGTACGCTTTTACGCAAGCTGGTAAAAACAGGCGGTGTCTCAAGCAGTGACACGGTGAGCTTGACCCTGCGATTGGCTGGGGACTCTGGTGATAACGATGTGACCATCACCGCATACATCACCAGCGTCAGCATTGGCGCTTCGGTTGGCGAGATTGTCACCGCTCAAATTAGCTTCCAGGGCACTGGAGCTTTGACCACCGCAACCTTGTAATGAGCGTCTATCTCGGCAGCTACGGTCTGGTCGAACTTCGGCGTAGTTCAGAGCTTGCCGAGAAACTTTCTGTCGTCAATCCGGGTGACGTAAATGTTTCCCGTCGGCGTTTTAGCTTTGATTTTGATGCTGGCTTTTTGAACAGCGGCGATCAACTAGAAATCCGCACGACAGACGACACCGACCTTGACTTTGTAGATGCAAGCGGCTGGGTCGTTAATAGCGTTCAAGAATCCGGCCACTGGTACATCAATGTTGATGAGCTGGGCGGCATCCGGCTGTACGACACGTTTGATAAGTCCATCGAAGGTCTTCAGACTCAAGCAATCGTCCTGGCTTCGATAGAGCGAGATATTCCAATTGCAGTGCGTGTCACGAATCTTGTGCCGCACATTTTGGCGCAATGCACCTACTTCGAGCTGAACACCAGCCGCGAGGCCGTAGACACCACCGCACTGGGCGATGAGTTCCGGTCGCAGTATTCCAGCCTCATCAGCGGCAGTGGGACTTTCCGGGCTTACTGGGAGTACCTGCCGTCCTACGCCAAGCAATCCAGCGCGGAGTCTGCCCATTACTTATTGCAGCTCGCCGTCCGTACCGAGGTTGGATCGAAGTTCGGCAGCAAGTTTTACCTGAAGGTCGGCAACGAGATTGGCGATGGCACGTCAATTGACGACGAAATTTGGTACGAAGTTGACGGCTTGATTACTCAAGCGGGCGTTAATTTTTCGCCTGACAATGCCGTTGAAATCACCGCAGATTTCGTGACCACTGGCCCAATCCGCTTGCTTGCCAAGACCACCCCATCCGACAAACTGCTGCTACAGGACGACGGTGAGATTGTGCTGGAACAAAACGGCACCTCAGTTCTGCTGCAGGAAGACACCGAGTAAGGCGGCTAAGCTAGTTGGTAACAGTGCTCTGTCGGCTTAGGCGGTATGGCTGACCTTCGGATTAGCGAACTTACAGCTCTTGCGGGGGCGAATTTAGCCGCAGGTGACCTGCTGCCGATCGTTGATGTCTCTGCGAGTGAGACCAAAAAGATCACCGTGACCGACATGGTGGGTAACGCCACCACGCTGATTGCGGACGCCACGATCCCAAGCGCCAAGATCCTGTTTGGCTCGGGTTCAATTGTTGCCGCTTCCCTGGCAACTGACGCCGTAACCACGGCCAAGATTCAGGACGACGCTGTTACCGCAGCAAAGCTGGGCGACGAATCCACCGTCGATCTTGTCACCACCCTGCCTGCATCTGGTGCGTTCACTGGTCAGATCGCGCTCGATACCGACGACGACAACGCCTACATCTGGGACGGCAGCGCTTGGGTCAGCTTCAAGGCTGCAGGTTCTGTTGGCTCCGTTGTTGGCAGCACAGCTGGCACGATCAACATTGTTGTCACCACCAGCGGCAACGATGTAACCGTCAGTGCAACGCTGGATAACACCACAGCCGCTGCCCAATTCCTTGCTGGTCCGGCTGCTTCTGCTGGCGCTGTTAGCTACCGCACGATCACTGGTGCAGACCTGCCTGCTCCTACAACGAGTGCTCGCGGTGGTGTTGCAATCAACGGCGAAGGTCTCCGCATGGACGGGGCCGTCCTGGAGATTGACAACGACGTAACCGCCAACGTCACCTACGGCCTAGTCACCTACAACGCCAAGGGTCTTGTCACCAACGGGCGCACGATCATCAGCAGCGACATGCCTGCTGCCACCAGTGTTGCCAAAGGTGCAGTCATCCCCGGCACTGGTCTAAACGTTGATGGCTCCGGCAACCTCAATCACACCAACACCGCAACTGCTGGCACTTACACCAAAGTCACGATTGACGCCGAAGGCCACGTCAGTGCTGGTACTTCAATCACTGGGGCGGACCTGCCTAACCACAGCGCAGCCCTGCTGACCAGCGGCACCTTGGACATGGGCCGGGTTGCCAGTAATGCAATCGCTGGTTCAAAGCTTGCCAACTACGCCGTCTCAAAGATTGGCGAAACCCAGCCCACTGCTGATCACATCGGTCAGTTCTTCTTTAACCCGCTAAGCCGCGACCTGTTCCTGTGGGACGGCAACGTTTTCCAGCCCATCGGCATCTCGGTCGGTGAAATTGTTTTTGCTGGAACGTTCGACGCATCGGCTGGTGGCGGCACCGGTCTTGTTGCTTCGGTCACGGCTGAAGGCACGGCTGTCGGCTTGGTGGTTGGTGATCCAATCCCTGCAGCTGCCACGGCCAACAACCGTTACTACTTGGTGGTTTCGGAAGCTGGCACGATTACTTCCGGTAATGCCCCCAACGTTGCCCTTAGCCCGCCGGACATCATCCTGTCGAACGGCTCGGCTTGGACTGAGATTGACGTTTCACAGACCGTTACTGCCCAGGTTGCAAGCAACGTCAGCTTTTCGCCTGCTGGCAACATTTCGGCCACCAACGTTCAGACCGCGATTGAGGAAGTCGATAGCGAAAAGCTTGGCGCAGGTGGCGGCACGATTACCGGCGAACTGCTGATTGGCACCACCGGCAGCCTGGCATTTGAAGGTACGTCATCCAACGACTACGAGACCTACCTGGACGTTGTTGATCCCACGGCGGATCGCACCATCACTTTCCCGGATGTAAGCGGCACGGTCATCACAACTGGTGACAGTGGCACGGTGACCAGCGCAATGATTGCCGATGGCACGGTCGTCAACGCAGATATCAGCGCCACTGCCGAAATTGCCGTTAGCAAACTGGCCGATGGTTCAGCCCGTCAACTGCTTCAGACCGATGCAGCTGGAACTGGCGTTGAGTGGACCAGCAATGTTGATATTCCGGGCACGCTGGATGTCACTGGCGCCACGACACTGGATGGTGCGCTGACCGTTACTGGCACGGCAACGTTTAACGGTTCTGTCGTCCTT